GGCAAGGACGGCGCACCGATTGCCGTGGCCACCCTGGACGTTTCCAAGCTGGGCACCGAGGTGCTGGCGCAAATCATGGCCGCAAAAGATGCAACTGACGCAAGCTGACCTGCTGGCCATTGAGCGCGAGCTGTGCAGGAGAAGCCTGGCCGAGTTTGCGAAGCGTGCCTGGCGCGTGCTTGAACCGGCTGCCGAGCTGAAGTGGGGCTGGGCGCTCGACGCCATCTGTCTGCACCTTGAGGCTGTGACCAAGGGCGACATCAACCGCCTGCTCATGAATGTGCCACCCGGCTCCATGAAGTCCCTGCTGACCGGCGTGATTTGGCCAGCCTGGGAGTGGGGGCCAAGGAACCTGCCAGAGATGCGCTTTGTTGGCACGGCCCACGAAGAGCAGCTGGCTATCCGTGACAGCCGACGCTGCCGCGACCTGATCAAGTCCGAGTGGTTCCAGAAGCTCTGGCCGCTTGACCTCTTGGCCGACCTGGACGGAAAGCGCGAGTTCGGGAATACCCGCAAGGGCATTCGTCAGGCCCGAGCCTTCACCAGCATGACCGGCGTGCGCGGCGACAGGGTTATCCTGGACGACCCGATCAGCGCCGACAACGCCAACAGCCAAGCCAAGCTGGAGGCTGCACGCATCGCCTTCACCGAAACCCTGCCGACCCGTGTCAACTCCGACAAGTCGGCGATCGTGGTCATCATGCAGCGCCTGAACGAGAAGGACATTTCCGGCGTCATCAAGGAAATGGGCCTGCCATACACGCACCTTTGCATCCCAATGCGCTTCGAGCCGGAGCTCCGGTGCACCACCAGCATCGGATGGACTGACCCGCGCACCAAGGAAGGCGAGCTGATGTTTCCAGAACGCTTTGGTGAGGTGCAGGTATCTGAACTGGAAAAGACCCTTGGAACTTATGGTACGGCCGGACAACTCCAGCAGCGGCCAGCACCCCGAGGCGGCGGAATCATCAACACCGACTGGTTCGGCTACTGGTCATTCATCCCATCGATGGACTTCCGCTTCATCACCGTGGACACGGCCCAGAAAACGGCCACGCAGAATGACTATTCGGTTTTGCAGTGCTGGGCACGGTCGACCGTTGGCAAGGCCGTCAAGATCGACCAGATTCGCGGCAAGTGGGAGGCTCCAGAGCTGCTGGTGCAGGCTCGCGCCTTTTGGCTCAAGCACCTGAATGACATTCGGCCACTGTACCAAGCAGCGACCCTGCGCGGCATGTACGTCGAGGACAAGGTGTCCGGAACTGGCTTGATTCAGACCCTCCGGCGCGAAAGCATTCCCGTGGTGCCTGTGCAACGCAACAAGGACAAAATCAGCCGAGCGCACGACGCTGCCCCGTTTATCGAAGCCGGAAACGTCATGCTGCCGCAAGATGCACCTTGGTTATCCGACTTTTTGGCCGAGGTTGCAGCCTTCCCTGCTGGGGCGCATGACGACCAGTTGGACCCGATGTTCGATGCGGTCAACTTGGTTCAGAGGATGCCAGCCGCCAAGCCGCAGATGGTTCATGCTGTGCCGACTGTCTCCGCTTGGAGATAATCGCTCCAATGTGGTATAAACTGCCCCGATACTTCGGGGCTTTTTTATGGCACGCAGCAAAGCGGAAAAGTGGGCAGCTATTCACAGCGAGGCAATGGCCGAATTCGATGCCATTCAATCGGCTTTGCGCGATGAGCGCATGCAATGCCTTCAAGACCGCCGGTTCTATAGCCTAAGCGGTGCGCAGTGGGAAGGCCAGCTAGGCGAGCAGTTCGAGAGCAAGCCACGCTTTGAGGTGAACAAGATTCACCTGGCCGTTATTCGCATCATCAACGAGTACCGCAACAACCGCATCACGGTTGACTTTGTGCCGAAAGATGGCGACTCAGAATATGACAAGTTGGCAGATACTTGCGACGGGCTTTATCGCGCCGATGAGCTGGATTCGAGCGCAAATGAAGCATACGACAACGCATTCGAGGAAGCCGTAGGCGGTGGATTCGGTGCATGGCGCTTGCGTACAGTCTATGAAGACGAGGAAGACGAGGACGACGAGAAGCAGCGCATTCGGATTGAGCCGATCTTCGACGCTGATTCGTGCGTTTTCTTTGATCTGAACGCAAAGCGCCAGGACAAGGCAGACGCCAAGCGGTGCTATGTGCTAACCGCGATGACCCGTGAAGCATACGCTGAAGAATGGGGCGATGACCCTAGTAGCTGGCCTAAGGATGTGTTTCAGCATGAATTCGACTGGCTAACGCCTGATCTGGTCTATGTGGCCGAGTATTACAGGATCGAGGAGACAAGCGAAACCGTCCGCATTTATGAGAAGCTCGACGGTGAAGAAGAACGCTACACGGACGCCGAGCTAGAGGCCGACGAAAACGAGCTGCTTTTGGAACTGCAGGCCACCGGCGCGCGTGAGGTGCGTCAGAAGAAGGTCAAGCGCAAGCGCGTGCGAAAGTACATTCTGAGCGGCAATGCGGTGCTGGAAGATTGCGGCTACATCGCTGGCAAGCATATTCCCATCGTGCCGATGTATGGCAAGCGCTGGTTCATTGATGGCGTTGAGCGCTGCATGGGCCACGTTCGCCTAGCCAAAGACGCGCAGCGCCTGAAGAACATGCAACTGTCCAAGCTCGGTGAAATCTCCGCGCTTTCGACTGTCGAAAAGCCCATTTTCACGCCTGAGCAGATCGCAGGGCATCAGATGATGTGGGCCGAGGACAACATCAAGAATTTTCCGTATCTGCTCATCAACCCGGTGACGGATGCAATGGGCCAGCAGGTGGTCGGCGGGCCAGCTGCTTACACCAAAGCCCCGAACCTGCCGCCTGCAATGGCCGCGCTATTGCAGATCACAGAGCAGGACATGCAAGACCTTCTCGGCAATCAGCAGGGCGCTGATAAGATGGTGTCGAATATCTCCGGCAAAGCGGTGGAGATGATCCAGCAGCGCCTTGACATGCAGACCTACATCTACATGAGCAACATGTCCAAGGCCGTGAAACGCAGCGGAGAGATCTGGCTCAGCATGGCAAAAGACGTATTCGTAGAGCAGGGCCGCAAAATGAAATCAATGGCGGCTAGCGGTGCCATTGAATCGGTGGAACTCATGCGCCCGGTTTTGTCAAAAGACGGCGAGCTGGAATACGAAAACGATCTGAGCGAAGCTGAATTTGATATTGCCGTGGATGTTGGCCCAAGCAGCTCAAGCAAGCGCCAAGCTACGGTTCGCGCACTTACTGGCATGATGCAAGTCACACAAGACCCGGAAACCATGCAGGTTATTTCTGCCATGGCCATGATGAACATGGAAGGCGAAGGCGTAAGCGATGTGCGCGATTACTTCCGCGGCAAACTCGTGCGCATGGGCGCTGTGAAGGCAACCGAACAAGAAGCCGAGCAAATGGCCGCTGAAATGCAAGGCCAGCAACCTGACCCGCAGGCCATTTACATGCAGGCTGCTGCTGAGGAGGCAATTGCCAAGGCAACCAAGGCCAAGGCAGATGCAGTCAAAACAATGGCAGAGGTTGATTTGACCAGGGCAAAAACAGCTGAAACTCTAGATGGTATTGGCGGTGGATATGGGCAAGAAAATACATCTAATGACGCTATTGTGAAACCGCTCGCTGCGCCACTTGACGAAAAAACTTCATTAGAGATTGAGGCGATGCGTCTAGAAAATGAAATGCGCCGTCGCAAGGTTGAAAGCACAGATACACAAATTGAGCAATTGCGCGCTGAACGTCAAACCAATGATTCAATGATGCAGGCAAGTCAAACCATGATGAATGCTGTGGCTGGACTTGGGCAGAGCGTTGCAGTAATTGGAGACGCTGTAGAGAAAATGTCAGAAGCCGTTGGCCAGTTTGCAGACACAAGCCGCGCCAACACTGAAAAAGCTATCGCAGCAATCAGTAAACCAAAGCGCGTTATTCGAGAAAAAGGACGCATTTCACGCATCGAAACTGATGAGTAAAATAGGATGACTCAAAGAGATTTGATTCAAGCTCATCAATCCCTTTTTTCATTGTGCTAGACTTTTGACATGGCAATCACTCTCAGCGGATCGACAATTCTCGTTAGTAGCGGCATCGCCTCTGGCACAGCCACGGGTGGGTCTACTACTACGCTGACAGGCTCCGGTTTCAGTTCCACATGGGCTGGCCGGATTATCTTTTTGACTGGTGGAACTGGGTCGGGACAGAGCCGTGCAATCAAAACAGCCACAACCAACACGATCACCGTCCATGAGGCATGGACAACGACACCGAACAACACAACAACATACATTGTCAGCCACGATGTGGGTGACATCGTTGGCACCAACGGGGCCGCGTATGTGGGCGACTCTCGCGGTAAGACTGTGCGCTATGACGCAGGCGGCATAACCATCCAGGCGGGTGCTGTGTTTGGCGGGCTCAAGAGTGGGTTGCTGCTTGGGGCGAGCGATGCACAACTGATCGTTTCCGGCCTGCTCCAGTTCGGCCACGCCGTGGGCAGTGAGGGCCGCGACGGCGGGGTCATCTCACTACAGAGCCACAGCACCGCCTACATTGACATGGACTGGGCCGGACGCACTCGCTTGTATGGCTGCTCAATGCAAGCGCAACAAGGTGGCGTTGCCGCTGGCGCAAACAAATTGGTTCGTATCAATCAGAATGTCAGCACCACGGAGTTTACCGCTGTATCCAGCACTTTCACAGATGTTGTGATCGTTCAGAAGGACAACACGACCTTGCAGAAGTGCAGGTTCGTTGGCGAGCGATCTGGGTTCTTCACAGGCACTCCCAACGCGACCAACCAAAACAGCATTGTGTTCTCGGGCATCTTGTCGCCGCGCGTCGATACAGGGTTTGAAACTCGTGGTGCGGTGGAGTTCGATGTGCAATACCTCGGGGCAGCTCCTTCCGATCCTTTCTTCAGCACTCCGGTATTTCTGAACACGTTCAACCTGCCCAACGGCATCCACTACTACGCCAACACAACATTTCCAACGGGGTATGCAGCGGCTTTCCGTTGGTTTTCGAATACTGGTAATGGCCAGATTTATGAGGCGTACAGCGTGCGGCCCGTGATCGTGGATGCTGCCGGTGCAGGCGTGCAGGATGTGTTGCTGTCGCTGCTGGATGCCAGTGGGTCGGCGGGCTGGTGGACTAGCAAGGACGCCTCCTTCCAGCCGGTCAAAACGGCAACGCTGACCACCAACGCCAGCGGCACCATTATCGGCACCATCGGCCAAGGCGAAGCGGGGCTTGTCATCCGCAACCGCTGGACGCGCACAAGTGAATATGTCACCGGTGCCACCGGCTACGGGCCGTTCACACTCCGCGTCCGCAAGTACGGGTTCAACTACATCAAAAAAACCTCGCTCGACTACACGGCGCGCACCACCGAAACCATTTCGATGGTGCCCAACACCCTGCTCACGCAGACCAACCCGGCCACGGTCGCTGCATACACGACGCTGGAGACTCCGCAGAAGGTCTACGACTACGTTCAGTATTGGATGAGCCTCGCCGCCAACGTGGCGGTCGACCTCGACCTGACCCGCTCCGGCAACCTCATTAACGCCGGGGCGCTGAACGTGGTCATCGACGCCACGGCTGCAAGCGTGTTCGCTCGGGCGGGCAACACGCTCACGATCAAGGCCAGCACCTACACCGGGGACATGACGACGACGGGCGTCATCACGCTCGCCAACGGCGCGACATTTGTCGGCACCCGCACCGATGCCAACGGTACGGTGGCCCCGCCCAAGACGGTCAGCATCACCGGCCTGACGGCGGGCACGCGCCTGCGGGTCTACAACAACACGACGGCGACCGAAGTGGTCAACCAGATCGTCGCGGGCACGAGCTACAGCGCGACCTACAACGAGGGAACGGGTTACACCACGGGCAACACGCTGACGATCACGGCCACATGGCAAAGCGGCGCGACCGCCAAGCTGCCGTTCTTGACGCAGGTAGTAGTCGGCTCAACTGGCTGGTCAGCTCTCGTGACTCAGCAGGCCGACACGGTGTACGACGGCATCGCCATTGACGGATCAACTGTCACCGAGTTCGCTCCAGACTACCCAAATATCCAGGTGGATATCAGCGCCCCCAACGGGCAGACCTCCGTCGACCGGCTTTATGCTTGGTTCGCCTACAACACAACAACCGCCGATGGTATTCGAAACTGGTTCGGAGGCATCGTGGCCGAGGATGCTGCCAACTTCCGCGTTGTCACCTCAATCCTGAACCTAAAGCTTGACAATGTGTCATCAACTGGTTTGGAGTTTACTGGCGGGCACAGGCTTTACCGCGATGACAACGCAACCCCACTTGTCTCAAGCACCACTGGCGGCGGCTCGATCACACTGTTCGCCGGCAAGGTGTATACATCTATCGTATCAACTGCTTCACCAGTTATTACGGGTGACATCAGCCAAGTTCCTGCGGCTGTTCAATCTGGCATGACCGCTCAAGGTTATACAACTGCTAGAGCCCCAAAATTGGATTTGATTGAAAGTGCTGCTAATACAGCATCCGCAGTTATTGCGGCGGCTACAACTACGCCAATTCAGGCAGATGTTCGCAAAGTCAACAATTACCTGATTGATGGCACAGGCACTAATGCAGATCCGTGGGGGCCAGCCTAAATGTCATCGGCATGGGGAGCGTCCTGGGGTGCATCGTGGGGTG